ACGGCCTTTAGCAGTTAAACCTGCACCTTTTGATACAGGTAACTTCTCACCACGACCGACTGCAAGCGAGACACTTTTTTTCTTAGCCATAAATAGTAGTGATATAAACTAAGCCGCTAAAAGTAAGTGTTAGCCCATTAAGAGCTAAAATACCTTCACCCGGTAAAATTAAATTAATAGTGTATGTATCACCCGCAGAAACAGCCATTTTGTAAAGAATAGTGCCTGTAACAGTATCTGTATATGTAATCATTCCAGCTGAACCTGCGCCTAAATAAGCAAAACCTTTTAAGCGTTGTCTATTAGACGTAATATTAGCTGGCGAAGTTGTGTTATACGAAGCTGAAACATCGGTTTGCATCATAATTAATCTCCTAAGTTTTAAAAAAAGGGCGGTGTTAAGGACACTCGTTTAAGCGCAACGACCTTCAGCTGTGCGCCCCATTTATTCGATTAATTAATCAAAGTTACCGTATGGGTAGGTTGTACTATTACCAATATTGGTATCTGGCTGAACATAACGAACAGTCACAGCTAACTTACCAGCATTAACAGATGTCAACAAAGCAACGGTCATTTTCAATGTAACAACAACTTGAGAGAAGAATGCTGGCTCAGCAATGTTAGGCCAGTTAGTGTTTTGAACATCAGCAGTTGTAGATAATGCTGCTGCATATTGAGCAGTAGTAAATGTTGCTGCAGTACGACCAATGCTAGAACCAGTAATAGATGCAGAGGTTGCATATACACCAGCAGAGGTAGCAAAGTTGTTAGAAATGTATGGTTGGATTGCTGTAACAGCAGTTGTACCATCAGTTGGCTGGAGAATGTTATCAATCAAAACTTCTTGGATTGAAGAGCCTACTGGCAAATAAAATACTACGCCACGGTAGTTAGTACCGGTAGCATCTGCAGTTGGGGCAGAAACTGTTGGTGTTTGTGGAACACCGGCTTGTGGTACATAAATAGTTGCATTGATGTTAGGTACGTTGTTTGAAGAAACAAACTGACCAGATGCGCCACCATAACCAGCGGTAGCATTAGATGTTACAGAAAAGTCAAGAAGAGCTGCTTGACTTAAAAGTGTGTAGCCAACGTCGCGTTGTGGGCCAAAACGGTTGTCACCCGATAGAATCGGGCCGGAAAAGGTAGAGCGTGCCATGTTGTAATCCTTATGCAAAAGTTCCCGTACCAATCGTTGCATCGTCTGCTGGGGCAGTCCGGTACAGGTAATCACCCAGATATCGGTAGTTTACTACTTTATTATTTTTGTGCAATCTTTTTTATGTAGAATTAGTAAAAAATCCCCTTTTGGAGTCGCCATGAAATTCACTGTCAAAAAAGTAGATTTGCGTAACCCGGCTCTAGTTACGTTGATTTGTTATCTACAGAAAAAAATATTACCTAGTGACTCTGTCTATAAACCAAACCGTGGTCATTGGTGGGTTGCATATACCGAAGAAGGAAAGCCTATAGCTTTTGCTGGTTTAGTTAGATCCTCTAGATGGACTGATACTGGATATTTATGTAGGGCTGGTGTAATGGATGGTTATACTGGGCATGGTTTACAAAAACGACTAATATCCGCACGGATCGCACAAGCTAGAAGGTTAGGATGGAATTGGTTAATTACCGACACAACAAACAACCCGGCATCAGCAAATTCGCTAATCAACGCAGGGTTCAAAATTTATCGCCCCGGTTCTCCGTGGTCTTTTAAAAACGCAATCTACTGGAAATATAAGGTTCAGCCCGATGCCATACAAAGACGAGAACGTAAAAAAACTCAAACATGCGGGATACAGCCGTAAACATTACGAAGCTAATAAAGTAAAAATACAAGCAAAAACAAAAAGTACTAAAGCAAAAGAAAAAGCAAAATGGTACTTATTTAAAGCCACACTTAAATGTACAAATTGTGGGTTTAGCCATGTAGCAGCAATGGACTTTCATCATGAAGATCCTTCTACAAAAATAGACAGCGTACATAGGCTTATAAATAACGGGCAATTTACTTTAGCTTATGAAGAAATGAAAAAGTGCATAGTTTTATGCGCTAATTGCCACCGAATCCACCACCATGAAGAGCGCACTCATAAAAAGAAAAAGCGCAAAAAGCAAGGCCCCACCTTGTGAGCGGGGCCTGCACCAAGTAGTCGAAACCGCTTGGGGGATTAGTATGCGCCGGGAGAACCGAACATACCGAGTGGATCAGACCAGCCGAAGCTATAACGCTCACGTGACTTGTAACGGACGTTGCCGGTATCGAAGTCGCCGTCCATGCTGTTCTGTAATGGAATACGAACGAAATGCTTCATACCATTTGGAACATCAGTGGTCAAGAACCAACCATTTGTGTCAGTCAAGAAGTGGTTAATTGCATAACCTTCTGGAATAGCACCGTTGTTCTTAATTGCGTTAATGTCGTTGTTATTGGTACCAACGCGCAGTTCTGTTTCGAGCAAACGAGTTGCAACGAATTGGAGTGCAGGTGGGATAACCAATTTCTTAGGTTTAGCAGCGATCAACAGACCACGCTCATCAGTCCAAGCAGCGATTTGAATAACTGCGGCTTCCAAAGAAGTCTCATTCAAGTCAGCAGGAGTAGATGGAGTGTTGCTGTTAGCACCACCGTTAACCAAAGTGTGGTTTGTTGAGAATAAAGGAGCACCATCGCCACCAACATAAGTAGAGTTGAAGCCGTTATTTAAAACAGCAGCAGCTTTAACTTGCTTGGTATAAGCCATAGCACGAGCCAATGCCTTGGTGTAACGAGCGGATAACGAGTCATACAAGTTATCTTCGATAGCTTCTTCAGTCAAACTGAAGCCCAAAGCAATAGTTTCGTGGTTGTAGCGAGCTGTCCATGCTTCTTGTGCATTGTCATAACTAATGGCTTGGCCTTCGTTTTTGACTGGTGCAGCGCTGAAGCCTGACAGTTTGGTTTCTTCTTCAAAAGAACGCTCAGAAGATTCAGTTTCGTAAATCTCTTTGTGTTCTTCACCGTAGCGAGCATACTCAAGACCAAACAAAGCGTTCAATCCTGGCAAGAGCTCTTTTAATAGTTGTGCGCGTGAAATAGCCATTTATAAAGCTCCTAATTAAACGCCAGTAGTATTGTTGTAGCTATGGAAGTTGCCGTTCCAAGTTACCAATACTTCAGGATAGCCAATGAAAGTAACTTGTGTACCAGACGCAATAGTTACAGCTGAACTTAAAGTTACAGTTGTGCCGTTTACGTTTGTTACAGAAACATAGTTACCACTATATGCACCAGTACCGCTTGGTGAACTAATTTGCATACCAGCTTGAATGTTGCTGTTAGCTGCAGTTAGTGTCAATGTAGAGCTTGAACCAGAGGTAGAAGCGGTTTGAGTGACAGCAACAGCAGTCTCAGGAACAACACCAACAACACGCAAAGGTGCTGCAGCTGTTACACGAGTATTACCTGTACCGTTGGTTACAACACCACCAGATACGCACAATGCGGAATCACCAGAAGTGGTAGAACCTGCAGTGCCTGACAATGGGTAAACGTTAGTACCAATGAAAGCTGGGTTAGCATAGCCAAGACCAGAAGAGGTATTGGACAATGTAGACGTAGCTTGTGAGCCCATAACTGCTTTAAATACTGTGCGTGGATCATCAATTACATAAGCAATTGCGTCGTTAGCAATAGTACTTGCAGGCCAGTATTGTGAACGTTGTTTTTGGTTTGTTACTGGTTGTGTATATTCGCAACCGACAAAAACACCGATAGTACCGGCGATTGGGGATGTTGGGGAAGTTGCAGGTGTGTAAGCACCAGCAACAAGAGTACCGCCAGATAACTGGACGATATCGCCATAAAACAAGTTAGTAGCGTAGCCAGATGCAATAGGGATCATACGAGTTGATCCAGCATATGGTAAACCACCAATCTCATTTACGGCTTTCAGCCCGTAGTAGGCTGGAACACTTGGATAAGCTGCCATAAAATACTCCTAATTAAGATTGATTACCTTTACCAAATGTAACTTCCGATCTACCCTCTTTAAAGATAGGCATACGGGCGTCACTTTGGCGCATTAAGTTATTGTCTACCGCCTTCGTTTGAGCATCAGTTTGCT